ATCTAGGGGAGTAACACAAACACCTACAAATACACACAAGACCACACCCCCCCCCATTTTGACTAAATTTAATACAAAATACCTAAACTTATGATTTCACTAACAAGAGCACTGCGTAATTAAATCTACCCCCAGTTAGACATTAGTATAAAATGTCGGAGGTCGACCAATTGAACTCTTATCGGAAGAGTCAACTAATTCTTGAATCTGCCCCTGCTCCTTGAGCCGATCAATGATCTCTTTAAACTCTCGAAGCGGCATCGTTTGAAATGCTTTCTTACAAGCAGACGCTTTAACGCGCCCCCTGCTTTGGATATATTTAAGCACAAGCATTACATTGGCCTCGTATTTAGTCTCTGCAGAAGCCAGCTCATAAAGAGGCATTGAATTATGCCATTCAACCTCAACCACTTCCTTTGCCCACTTCACAGAGTCTAACTCAATTGTTGACCTTCCGAGACTAAGTGTGTCAAGAAGAGCAAGTTTAGCCGTCTTTTCAGAAAACCTACCAATGAAAGCACTTTCAAAACCATCAGGATCAACGCCCTTTTTATTGTGGCACTCTTCGTCATAATTAAGCCAAAAATCATGTGCACTTTCATTAAAAGGAATTACTGTGGGATTATATCTAACACCCTCGCCCATATCTTCATTGTTTGGACCTTTAGTTTTTGCTAAAAGATTTACATTGGGCTTAAAATCAATATGCACCGTTTTTTCATGTTCTATGAAATGGCCCATAAAGTTTTTCAGTTTAGAGTAAAGCTCTTCTACTCCTCTTCTCGATTGTCTGCCCTTATACTCGCCAAGGTCCGACTGCATAAATAAGAAAAACCTTGGCAGCAATCCTTTCGCAGCCATGTCTTTATTGACTGAAGATCGAAAACCTGCTGGTGTAGTTGAGCCAAGCATGGACACACAGGGATTCCAGCAAGCACCGTACTTTTCTCCAGAGGCAACCGAAGAGAAACCCAAGAACTTAGAGTTTGCTTTGGAATACAAACTGGACAGAACTTCGACGATTTCAGATTTGTAATCTTCTTTTCCACCCATTGCGCGAAGCAAACTAGAGCACTCATCTATTAAATCCAATCTCTCTTGTTGTTTCGGAAGCCCCATAACGATTGAGCTGCCAGATCGATAAGACGCCCCCCCTAAAAGCATAGGAGCAACTTCGATCAATAAATCATGAATAATCTTCTGAGCGGTTTCTTTCCCAAACGAACTAGGCGCTAAATTAATCGTGTAAGTGTTCGGGCAAGTCGTCAGACCTTTCACTTGAGTGTTAAATCTATTTGAGCAAAGAACAGACATAAGCCCAATTGCTCCGCCCAAACCAAGAGCACTTTGCTTACTACTTGATACAAGTTCACAATAATCTACAAAATCCTTCATAAATCCCCTTGCTTCTGGATAAGATTTATGAATCCATTTGTTTTGTTTTTTGATCTCTCCACTTAAAGAAATCTCGGGCAATTTAATACTAGGAACAGGACCGGCTCTACGCTCAATAAATGATCTTGTAATTCTGTTAACAAACTTCCAAACATTAAATCTTGCCTCAAATTCATTATTAGCCTTAAAGCCTTCTGTTTCATCCGTAAAAAGCCTAGGATTGTGATTACACAAATCAGATTGATAAACTGCCTCAATTATATCTTCTTCACTTTCCTCGGCCATTCTTTTGGCCCAAACAATGCTCTTTAAATAGTCATTTCTACCAGCGTAAATATTAGAAATTCTAGAAGTAGGTGTGTTATTTCTAAGAAGATCAAAAATGGTTTCTATCCTAGCAACATGCTCGGGCAGTAAAATCGGCAAATCATCCGCACTAAAGTTTTCGAGCGTGTCTGGAGTTAACCAAACGTAGGGCGTTTCTGAATCTTTATTAATTGATGGCGGAACAATTAAGTATCTCCCTGAGCTTAATATGTCTACGCCGTGCTTATGACCGTCTATGTGAATACCTAAGGGTTTATAAGTAAAATCTAAGAATTTATTATGTCTAAATAAAAGCGCACCATATCTCCTAGGATTGCCTCTTCTTACCACCGGAGAAACCGGGCACTCTGCAATAATCTCTGGCATCAGCGTGTCAATGTCAACGGCGTCAAGATTTGAAACCGCTCCAAGAACAATACCTACGCCGTAACCATCTTCTGCTTTGTATTTTTCGTCCCATCGTTGAATGAGTGTTTCGTTTTGCCTGATGCTCGCCCATTTCGGGTATTCAAGAGCCTCTCCTACTGGAGCTTTGCTATTGGGTAAAATAGGAATAACTGCGAGCCCACGCTCGTAATACTTGCTAAACATTAAAATCCCCCGATTCGTTTTCTTATTGATTTAGTGAAGGCTCGATGTATAACTACATTCATAACTACTCAACAAGAGTTTTTAACTAGAGACAAGGAAATAGAAATGAAAATATCAACGACAAAGAACATAGGCAATACATCGCTTAAAGTTCTTGTATTCGGTGAACCAGGAGCGGGTAAAACTACACTCGCAGGCACGATTCAAGAACCCACGCTCATTATATCAGCCGAAAGTGGTCTACTATCATTAGCTGGCAAATCAATTGACGTAGTGGATATATCGACCGACGATAAGGGCGAGGTCATCAAGAAAGAAGAGCGAATCAAGCGACTTCTTGAAGTATACAACTTCATTATTAGTCCAGAGGCGAGAGCAAAGTATAAGTGGATTTTCTTAGATAGCTTGACTGAGATTTCACAGAACTTGATTGAGCAGCTCAATGTTGAATTTCCTGACCGCAAAGACTCACTGGTGCTCTATGGTGAGAACGCCAAGCGTATGCGTGGGCTCATCAAAGCGTTTCGCGACCTACCGTATTACAACGTAGTTATGACCGCGTTATCAAAGACCGACAAAGACGAAGCGGGTTTTCGCTACACCGGAGTCAACATCACCGGGAAGATTGCTGAAACAGCGCCAGCTCTGTTTGATGAAGTGTTCTATCTTCATTGCGACGCAGAAGGTAACCGCATGTTGGTCACAAACAAGACCGACAAGATCATGGTCAAAGATCGCTCAGGTAAGCTCGACAAAGTCGAGCCAGCCGACCTTCATAAGATCGCACTTAAGATTAAAGCAAGTCCAGCTCCAGTGGTTCCGATTAACACAAACACGAAAGGTAAATAACAAATGGCATTCCTAGATCTAACGAACGCAAAAGAAAACAGTTTCGCACCGATTCCAGCCGGTCAATATTTCTTGATCGCAGACGAAGCTGAAGTCAAACAAACCAAGGACGGCACCGGCGAATACATTAATATTAAGTTCAAAGTCATGGACGGCGAGCAAGCCGGTCGTTTCGTCTTTCAGATGTTTAACATCAAGAACAAGAACGAAAAAGCTGTAGAAATTGGAATCGGCCAACTCAAGAGCTTCATGCGCTGCGCGGGCTTGACCAACATGGTCTTAGCATCACCACTTGATTTGATCGGTCTCCGCTGTGATGCACTGATCAAGATCAAGAGCGATGATTTCGGCGACAAAGCTGTAATTAGTTATTTCAAGCCTCACGACGGAACCGCTGCGCCGACAGTTGCGAAGCAAGCCGCAACGCCGTTCTAATGGGCAGACTAGCAAACTACGAAATCGGACTCTATGAAGATCTTAAGACCCTACCAGATGGAAGCACTCGAGATGCTCTGGAATCAGCTCTACAAAGAGCAAACCGCACTTTGTGTGCTTTCTACGGGCACAGGCAAGACCGAGATCTTCATAGAGTTTTTAAAAAAGGCGCTCACCTTAAAGCCAGAGCTAAGAGCAATTATCTTAGTCAACAAGATAAATTTACTCACGCAGACGGCTAGAAGAATTGGGACCGAACTTACAGGCAATCGTGTAGGGGTGTTCTATGGGAAAGAAAAAGAACTCTCTCCTATCACGGTTGCCTGTATTCAAAGCATTTATAAATTAACTTTAGATAACCTTAACCTTATTATCTTAGACGAGACACATAATGTTGATCAAAACGACGGTCGCTATATTGATTTTATTCGTAATCATCCTGCAGCTAAACTCATCGCTTTTACAGCTACCCCTTATCGCACTGCAAGCGGCCCTATTTATGGTGCAGGTAAACTATTTACAAAGATCACCTATCAAAAACAACTCAAAGAAATGATTCAGGCGGGTTTTCTCGTTGAGCCGCGAATGAAACGAACTGAGGAGCAGTTCGATATTTCACAACTCAGAACACGAGCTGGCGAGTTCATGTCTGAGGACGTTTCAGAGCTGGTATCAGATGAGAAGAAGGTAAGAGCGCAAGTCCAAGATGCAATCCCCCGATTGCGCGATCGCAAATCAGTCGTGTGGGCTTGCGCTCTTATTTCTCACGCCGAAGACGTAAAAACCGCACTCGGAGAAGAAGGCGAAGACGCCGTCGTGCTTCACTCTAAAATGAGTGAAGACGAACGAATCGCGGCTCAAAAAGAATTTGAAACTGGATTAGCTAGACATTTGGTTTTTGTCTCTATCGTATCAGAAGGCTATGATCATCCCCCAATTGACGCCGTGGTTCTTATGCGGCCTATGAAATCGCCAGTGCTTTATGTTCAAACTGTAGGCCGTGGACTTAGAATTAGTGAAGGCAAAAAAGATTGCCTAATCCTTGATTATGGTAAAGTTGTTGAAACTATTGGACCACTCGATAACCCTAAGATGAACGACAAGGAGTCGCGTAAGAAGAAGCAAGAGCCAACACTGATGAAGTTTTGTCCGGCGTGTCTTGAGTACGTGCATCGCAAGGAGCCGCAGTGCCCGGCGTGCTCGCATGTGTTCTTTACGAGAGAAGCGCCTAAGCTTGAAAAGAAAGCCGCCAACGTGGGGGACTTGGTTAGCTGGCAACCCCAGAAACCAAAAATGATGGAGCTAAGCCATGTCGAGCTTGAGAAGTATCACAGCAAGAGCGGCAACGATTGTTTGCGCGTCACCTATTATCCTAAGTCTATTGTTGGCGAGTATCCGGTTAGTGAGTTCTTTGTGTGGTCAAACGATTATGCTCAACAAAGGCTATTCAAGCGCCTTGGAGAAATGCAAGTCAAGCTCTGCGCAGACATTAATGAGCAAGCCGCTCAAGCGATTCAAACCATGCCCACGATGATTGAGTACGAAATGGATGGAAAATATCCGAGAGTTAAGCGACTCTTTTTCTTATGAAACTAGAGAAAGAAATCCAGCGCGAGATATTAGACTTCATGAACAGGCAGCACGACTTATTCGCTTGGAGAAACGATTCTGTGGGGATTTTCTCCGAGGGTAGGTTTAGGAAAAAAACAGGCTTCTCTATTAAAGGCACCTCTGATATATTGGGCATACACAAACCGAGCGGCAAACTCGTTGCAGTAGAAGTGAAAAGCGAGAAGGGCAAAGCAAGCATGGAGCAAAAGGCGTTTATTAACAAGATAAATGCAATGAATGGTCTTGCAATTGTAGTAAAAAGTCTAGATGAGTTTAGAGAATTCCTAGAAGAAATAAGGAGCAATTATGGACTGGGCGGGCAGTACGCAGACTAACGAGCAAGGCAGTAAATCTTGGTTAGAATGGAGAAGTAAAGGACTAGGCTCAAGTGATGCCCCAGTACTTATGGGGGTGTCACCTTGGAAAAGTCTTTATCAGTTATGGCTTGAGAAAACCAATCAAGCCGAAAGCTTTAGGGGTAATTGGGCAACCGAGCGCGGGAATAGGTTAGAGCCTATAGCTCGAGATAAGTATAATGCTAAGTACATGACTCATATGGAGCCAGAAACTTTTGAGCATCCGACGATTAAGTATTTAAGAGCAAGCGTGGATGGTGTTGACCATAGTGTTCAGCGACTCATTGAAATCAAGTGCCCTGGAAAAGTTGACCACCAAACTGCATTAGAGGGCAGGGTGCCAGACAAGTATTATCCGCAGCTTCAATGGCTTATGATGGTGTCTGGAGTTCTTGAGCTTCATTATGTGTCTTGGGATGGTGAAACGGATCTAGCCGTTGTAGAAGTGAAACCGGACCCCAACTATCAAATTACGCTTCTTAAAAAAGCAGCCGAGTTTTGGCAATTTGTCGAAACCAAAACCCCACCACCTACAGCCGAAGCTCAGATTGAAGACCAAGAGCTGACAGGTCTTTTAATGCAATACGATACCCTTAAGACGGAGATTGATGCGCTAACGCTTTCATTTGACATGATTAAAGACTCAATTCGAGAGCGCGTGAAGGTGGACACTATTTGCTCAGGATTTAAGATTAGGTGGACAGAGCGCAAGGGCTTGGTTGACTATGGTAAGATCCCCGCACTTCAGGGAGTTGATCTTGAGCCTTTCAGAAAAGCACCAACAAAAGCCATGACCATCACAAAGGCAAAAGATGACAAGACTTCCTAGACTCTGCAACCAATGCGGGGACAAGATCACCGGCCGACCCTATAAGATCACCGGCAAGTTCGTCACATGTAGCTCATCGTGTGCTGTGAAAGCGGGCCTAGTGACAAAGAAGATGCCGGCAATACCGCCTAGGGTTCGTCGCATTGGGAATATATCGAAGTATTTGAAGGTTACGAAATCTCACAAATTGTAACTGGTAATTGAAAACAAAGGAGAAATAAATGGACACTAAAATAACTGAGTTAACAATCAATGGCGAAACATATATCAAGAAATCAGATGTTAAGGATTCTGTCCCTGTTAAAGATGGTATGAAATATTGTATCGTTCGCACTTATTCGGCGGGGGTTTTTGCTGGATATTTAGAGTCAAGAACTGGGCAAGAAGTGGTTATGCGAGAAGCTAGGCGGATTTTCTATTGGGATGGCGCCGCCAGTCTTTCGCAATTAGCAATGTCTGGTACTTCAAAGCCGCAAAGTTGCAAATTTCCAGAGGCGGTTGATCGGGTTGAGTTACTACAAGCCATTGAGATTTTAGACTGTACCGAAAAAGCCAAGAAATCTATCGCCTCGGTGGGTGTATGGAAACAATAACTGACGACTCCGGCTCCGGCGACGGCTCCGGCTCCGGCGACGGCTCCGGCGACGGCGACGGCTCCGGCTACGGCTACGGCGACGGCTCCG